TTGAACTATAGGACCAACGCCAGGAATAAATGATAACGCTGTATTTACTATAGGATTACTAACAACCTTAACAGCTGTATTAACAACACCACTAACTACATTTGATACAGTATTAACAACACCACTAACTACATTTTTGATTCCTCTGAATATACCACCTATGAAGAACTCTGGTAAATTACCACCTTTTGAAAGACCTAAGAATCCCCAACCAAATAAACCTTTTTTCTTGGTTTCTGGTTTCTTATAATTTATCTCAGGTAGTTTTTCGGGTGTTTTTGTAAGTTCGGTTGCATAATTAAGTGATCTTGTTAAGTTTTCAACTTTGGCATCCTGAGGACCTACAAAAATATTACCATATCCTAATGTCAGTGCATTTGCCCAAAAGGGTAAACCTTTTTTACTATTCTCCTTGTTTAACTCAGTTTCATAGTGTTTGACTGTTGCCTCACTACCATCTCTTAAAAATCTCTCTTGAACGTTATTTTCTATCTTTTTCTGCAAAGCCTTATCCATAGGCTTGTTGATAGTTTCATCAATTACCTTATTAGCAACAGTATCAATTGCTATACCAATTACACCACCTTTAACAAGGTTTTTCGCACCTGATGCAATACCAGTTGGTGAGACTTTTAGATTTTTAAGATTTTTAAGTAATCCAGAACTCTGTTGAACAGTGCTACCACCAGTAATAGGAGTTTTTTTCTTAAAAAGATTAGTAAGAAAATTACCCCCAGATGGTTTAACACCACTTATAGGAGTTTTCTTTTTAAATACATTAGTAATTTGCTTAACAAGACTTGGTTTTGCACTTCCTCCTGAGATAGGTGTTTTGGGTTTTAATTTATTGAAAAACTCACGAACACTTCTCAAAGGACCTGTTGATGCTCCACCACTGGTAGTTGGTACCTTTCTACCTCTATTAAATAGACCTTTATTCTTAGGATTAATTTTCTTAGTAAAACCCTTGGGCAAACAACCCTTTGCCCTACTAAGAATACCAGCACCACTGATAATATTTGCTAAAAATATGATGTCGGTAATAATACTGAATGGATTCATCAGGTATTTCAACCCAATGATACCTACCATCATTTTACCGAGACCCTCTACTCTTCCAAGGAAAGAGGTTTCACTACCAAATAATTGATCAAAACCATCTAGCAGATTATCTTGTATAATCCAAGAACCAAAATTAAATATTTTTTCAAATACAAAAGAGGTCTTTTCTAAAAATGTAGATAATGCTTCTATATTTTTCTCATCTTCTGCCCATTTAAGCAGATCATTCATTAATGCAAGAGCACCAATCTTTATAAAAAGATCAACAAATGGTTGTAATGCACCTTGTATCCATCCAAATGTGCCCTTAAGGAAACTTCCAAAGTCCTTTCGTTTATATTTTATTTTACTTTTCTTTTTAAAATATTCTGATAAATTCTTCTTTCCTGCAACTCTTTCTTGGAGGTTCTCTGCCTCCATATCCATTTGTTTTCTTTTTTCCCTTCTTTCTGCTATTTCAGCTCTATCAGCTGCCTTTACTCTTAAATTTGTAATTTTGTTAATATCTACAACCTGAGTACCTATACCAGTTATAGCTACTCCTAATCTATTTGTAGAAAGCAACGATTGTCTGGCTGCAGCAATTTCTGGTGCAGATGATCTACCTGCACCAGGATTAACAAACTTGTAGACTTGTAACTTAGCCATTTACTGTTGTGCTTGTTGCTCCTTCATTCGTTTTTCTTCCTCTTTTAGGAAATTGACCAACATGTTGACATACAACTCCTTTTCCCAAGGCATGAGATTGTCAATATATTGCATATCCCATTTATGATGATGAATTAAAGCAAAGTTGCTTTCATAGTAGCCTCTTAGGTCTTGATGAAGGAGTGCTATGCGAAAAAAGACGCTAATCCTTCCAGAACTACTTCACTTTCAACATTTGTCTTAGGATTAGTAACTGTAACGGTATGAGACAGTTTAGGCATAGTTTCAAAAAACTTTTGAATCATAGTGAACTGTTTAGTGTCCATTGAATCAAAAAATTCAAGAATCTCTTTTTTAGGTGTATCTGCACAATCATATACTTGTTCAGTATCAGAGATTGTTTCGAGACAAGTTGCTGCCATATCAAAAACCTGATCCATACCAGCTTCCTCACCAGTAAAGTTCATTTGGATAAAAGTATCCAGTTTTGGATATCCCATAGTAATAGTTACTTCATCAGAAATCTTCATATCCTTCTTATGTCCTCTAGTTTTAGAGACTTTGATTTGATCCAAAGGAATTTCGACTTCAACAGGAGTTTCTCCATCATCAGGACAAATTACTGATAGTTTAATAGTTTCACCAACAGATTTAGTTCTAATCTGTAGGAAAATGTATTCTATATCAAATGTTGGTAGTTTATCAACATCTTGAATATCAGTACATGCTGTGATAATGTCTGTAACTGCTGCAATTAGTTCTGACTGTTCCCCAGATTCTGTTGCTAGTAGTAGAAGTTTTTCTTCTTTTACCAAGAAAGGTCTGTAATTTACAGTTCTCCCATCAGAAGGCAACTTAATTTTGTACTTGGGTACATTCAGTTTTGGTAATGCCATGAAATTATTATTCAATTCAGTAACTTTATTTAGCCGAAAACCCTAGGGGTCATTTTTTTGTCGGACTTTTTTTTGCGGTTTTCTGGGAAATAAAAGTTGAATTTCGTTTTAGTAAGTGCCTACTGAATTATTATTAATCAACGGAGGCATGAAGTCAGCACTCTGAGTGGTAGATAATCTATGTTTGAACCTACCATCATCAGTGAAGTCATCTTCAACAGCAACACGGTATCTTTCATATAAAAATCCAACAGTCAGAGTAGTTACTCTTGAAGTGTCATTGTTTAATTGAATAGACCCTATATTATATGGAAATAAATTACGAATCTCATACATCGCTGTCACTTTATGTTTTTTGAAATTGTATATTGGATCTCCTGTGTTTTTATTAATAAAACCTAGCATCTTTGCATCTGTATTAACATATTCACCTCCACCTCTTTCCCATTTATAAATTCTCAAGGAAGGACAAATATAATTATCATAAAATTCTGTATATTGATTTGCATCTGGAGCCATTCTGGATACCCATCTCTCAAAAAATATACGAGTCTGTTGAGATTTAGGCATGATGAATGTCATATTCAACTGACTATATGCTGCAGAAGTTGCATATTTAACAGCAGTACCAACGTTTTGAACTGCTCCAGTTGTTACTTGTTTACTGGGTAAGTTAACTGATTGGCAATATAAATTCAATAAATTTCTCATTTTACCTACACCAGGATCCAATCTAGTAGTTTGACTTCCTCCCTGTATAGTGAGATTGTTTTGTAAAACTCTTGGTGCTGCAAAATGAACCGAAAATAAGTTACCTAAACTCGGTGATTGATCATACTGCTTACTAAACGCAAGAAATTCTTGATACGAAGGATATGCAGCTTCTTCTTTGTATTTAAGTCCACTACCACCACCAGGATTACTTCCTGCTACTATTGTATTAACTGCACCAGTAATGCCTGCAAATAATGGTCCTAAGAATGCCATTAGATTTTCAACTCCTTCTCTGTGATTAATTTAAATTCCCAGTTGTTGTCTTTGCAGAACTCGGTTGCTGCTTTCCACTTTGCTTGGTTGACACTCCATGTAACAACCTCATTAACATAACGTTTGGTGATCCTTTTTTGTGTTTTAGGTTCCTTTGTTTGTTTTAAAGGTTTAACCTCAACTAAATACTTCCTGTTCTGGATTTTAACGTAAAAATCTGGAAAGTATCTATGTCTTCTACCATCAACGGGAGAAATGTAAGGGATTATAATCTCTTCACTACCCCACTCTTCTATAGAAGGGGTATAGTCACACCATTTCATGAATTTATATTCCCAAGATGACCTATAAACGACGTTGGATGCGTCACCTTTGTACTTTCTTGGAAAGTTAGGTCGATATTTCCCTTGATATCGCATAAATACATAAAGATCCCATAATATTTAGGCACTTTACCCTTGTCAACATTTTTAGATAACAGCGACTATAATCTTACCATGAGGTATCCTTTCAAAGCTCCTATAGCTGCTAGTGAGAGCTTTCTGGGAGATGATGCTACGGGTGCTACTGGAATGACTGATTATTTAAAGATTCGTCGTCAAAGAACAACTTATAAAGATGGAAAATATTATGGAGCAAATACAGATTTTCTTCCTGATTCAAGTGCATCAAAGACTCAACATAGATCCACTGTTTACCTATCAATACCAGGTGGAATAAATGCTCAGTATCAACCAGTATATCGTCAGGTTAATTTAGGTGTAGGAGGTCAGGCAGCTATAGATGCACTAAATTCTGGAGCAACTTCAGATGATTTAGCCGCATCTATCAGACAGGCTGCGAGTGCAATTAGACCAGAGTTTATATCAAGTGCTCTTGCTCAAGGTGCTAATGCTATATCTGGATTCTTTGGTGTTCAAGGTAACCTAGATGCAAATTCTTTACAGGGTTTAACTACAGGAAAAGTTTTTAACCCATATACTGAACAACTCTTTAGTCAAATGAACTTTAGAAATCATAGTTTCAGTTTTAAAATGCTGGCGAGAAACTATAGAGAAGCAAGAGAGATTAGAAATATAATTCAATATCTAAAAGTAGGTTCTCACCCTAAAGTTCAAAGTGGAGATGGCACAGGTAGCGACGGGTTTTTCACTGCTGATGGTGGACTTAACAAGGTAGGAGAACAATCAGATGCAGATGGTGCTCCAGACAAAGCGAATGATTTTCAAAAAGAGGCTAATACAAAAATTGATGACATAGGGAAACAGTATAATGCAGGAAGATTTTTTGAAATACCTG